AATCTGTATACTGTGGCCAGCGCCACAGTATCCTATCGAAGAAATCGCAAAGAAGGATGTTCCTGTAGGACTTCCATATAAGATTATAAACGCTTCGGAATTGCCTCAAGATCAAGCATTTAGAGATGCGTGGACCGCTGATTTCAATTCACCAGATGGTTACGGTAAAGGATTCTCTGAATGGTTTATCGCTAATGCTCCACAGCGACCAATTCCAGGAAACGTACCAGACGAGGACAAGCCATGGCCAAAAGTGTAATCACAGTTGATATGTCTAAAGCAAAAGAGATGGTTAAGGAAGGTCTTCGCACGGCCCGTCAGCCTCTATTACAAGAGCTAGACGTGGAGTTTATGCGAGCCGTCGAAAGCGGCAATACTGCATTACAGACAGAGATTGCTGGCAAAAAGCAAAAGCTAAGAGATATTACCGATCTTCCTGCTATCAACAAAGCAAAAACAACAGACGATTTAAGAAAGGCCTGGCCAGATATTTTAAAGCCACAGGGATAAACTATGGGTGTTGAGAAAAATCTATCGGATGCATTAGGCATCGAGCATGAACCTGTTGAAGTCAAGAAGCAGGAAGTCGTGGAGTATTTGCCTCCATCCGACTTGCCAGATGAAGACGAAGATTATGTATTGGTGAGAAAAACCCTTCGTAATCTAATCGTAAAGGGAAACGACGCCATCGATGAAATCACAGCAATCGCTAGGAACAACGAAAGTGCGAGAGGTTTTGAGGTTGTTTCTAATCTCATCAAAACTGTTGGCGAAACGTCCAAAGACCTATACGCCCTACAAAAACAAAAGAAAGACTTGAAAGAACCTAATCCAGAGTCTGATCCTCGAAAGAAGAATCCAGAGTCCATCAACGTGGAGCAAGCAGTCTTTGTAGGATCGGCAGCGGAACTGTTGTCAGCCATAAAGAAGCAAAAAGAAGATGGCCAGAACACCGTTTAGTTATCAGAATAATCCTAATCTACCTAACGAGCAATATCGTCATGCTTTCACACAGCATGAGCTGGACGAGTATCTAAAATGTGCCGATGATCCTGTTTATTTTTCTAAAAAGTATATCAAGATCATCAACGTTGACCGTGGTTTGATTCCATTTGAGATGTGGGACTTCCAGGAGCGTATGCTGAATACGTTCCATGAAAATCGTTTTTCTATCTGTAAGCTACCACGTCAGGTCGGTAAGTCTACCACATCGGTAGCATATATTCTCCATCAGGTTCTATTCAATGAGAACTTTGTGGTAGCTATTCTTGCTAACCGTGCTCCTACAGCCAGAGAACTACTCCAGAAGCTAAAGCTGGCTTTTGAATATCTGCCTATGTTCCTCAAGCAGGGCATCAAAGAGTGGAACAAAGGTTCTATCTATCTTGCCAACGGATCAAGAGTTCTGGCAGACTCCACATCGGGCTCCTCTGTCCGTGGTTTCTCGTTCAACCTAATCTTTCTGGACGAGTTTGCGTTCGTACCTAATAATATTGCCGAAGAGTTTTTCAACTCAACTTATCCTACCATTTCTTCTGGTAAGACTTCTAAGGTTGTCATCGTTTCTACACCAAATGGTATGAATTTATTCTATAAGATGTGGACAAAGGCAGTTGATAAGACCAGCACCTATGTGCCAATCGAGATTCACTGGTCCATGGTACCAGGCAGAGACGAAGCGTGGGCCGCAGAGACTATTCGAAACACATCTCAAAGACAGTTCGACCAAGAGTTTGGCTGTGAGTTCTTGGGATCATCCAACACTCTAATCAATGGCGCTAAACTCGCAACGCTACACTGGAGAGAGCCAATCTATAAAAACGAATGTATGGACGTATTCGAAGATCCTATTCCAAAGCATACATATGTTCTATGCGCCGATGTGGCAGAAGGACAGGGACTGGATTATTCCACATTCTCTATTTTTGATGTAACAGAAATACCCTATAGACAGGTCGCTAAATATAGAAATAACGAAATTAGTCCGATGTTACTACCAGCGGTCATCTATTCTGCTGCTACCAGATACAATGAGGCTTTCGTTCTCATTGAAATCAATTCGATTGGACTCCAAGTCGCCGACATTCTACATTATGAACTAAACTATGAAAATCTACTAAAGTTCCAGATCAAGGGTAAACAGGGTATGCAGGCATCTGGTGGATTTGCCGCTGGTAAAAACAAGCTAGCCTTTGGTCTAAGAATTACAACACAGTCAAAAATGATTGGTTGTGCTAACCTCAAGACGCTGATTGAAAGCGACAAGCTAATACTACATGACGAGGATACGATTACCGAGCTATTCTCATTTTCTGCCAACAAGAAGACATTTATGGCGGAAGAGGGCTCAAATGACGATTTGGCGATGACTCTCGTTCATTTTGGCTGGCTGACAGCACAGAAACTATTTAAAGAAACAGTTTATAATGATATCCGATATGTTCTCCAGAAAGAACAAGCATATTTACAAGATGTCGAAAATGTGCCATTCGGATTCATTGATAACGGTTTAGATGATTATGCGGAGAAAGATGATAATGGTGATCTATGGGTAAGTGGAAGAGAAAGTGTGTATCCCTTTGATAGTTTAAATTATGACTGGGATAGCAAACTATAATCTGAAAACACTCAAAACAATAAATAGGTTGAGATGGAATAAAAACCATTCTAACCTATAAAAAGGAGTAAAAGATGGCATATCAACTTTCCCCTGGTGTGAACTGGTCAGAAATTGATCTAACGACTATTGTTCCCACCGCTTCAACTACCGAAGGGGCGTTTGCTGGTTACTTTGAATGGGGTCCTGCCAACATGATTTGGACCTTGAACAATGAACTTGATCTTGTTCGCTGGTTCGGCAGACCAACCTCCAATTCAGCAAGATCCGAGCATATCACATCGTGGTTCACCGCTGCAAACTTTCTTTCTTATGGCGACAATCTACAGCTAGTTCGTGTTGTTGATACATCAACCGCTAATAACGCTACAAACGGTATGGTTCCTGTTCTAATTGAGAACAAAGACGAATATGAACTAAATCATCCAGTTGGTTCAGCTAATGCTGTAGGTATGATTGCCGCTCGTTATCCTGGCGATATCGCTAACGGCCTTAGAGTTTCTATGTGGGCCGATCAGGACAGCGTTAGATTTAACTCTTGGGAATACGCAGACTTCTTCAATGGTGTAACAGGCACATCCAAGTCCGTAATGGACAAGGGAGGTTCTGCCGACGAAATGCATATTATTGTCGTTGATCGTTTCGGTAAGTTCTCAGGTGGTCAGCCAAACACAGTTCTAGAGCGTTTCTCTTACGTTTCTAAGGCATCCGATGCCAAGAACGAAGACGGTTCTTCAAACTATTACGTTGACGTTATTAGAGATAAATCAGAGTTTATCTATATCACAAACCACGCACAGTCAATTGGCGGCACAACACCAGATCCAATCTGTAACTGGGGCAATAACGCACAGAGCATCGCATTCACTCAAGGTAACTCTTCCTATACTATGGAACTTGGTAACGGTTCTGTTGGTGTAGTTAGCGCAGGTGATTGGTCATCCGCTTTCGATCTATTCAACAGAATTGACGAAATTGACGTTTCACTAGTTATGACAGGCAATGCTCCACAGGCAGTTAAGCAGCACGTTATTAATAACGTTGTTGGCGACCGTCGTGATTGCGTCGCATTCGTTTCTCCAGAGTATGATGATGCGGTTGATAATGCTGGTCAAGAAGCAACTGATATCATTCAGCACAGAGAGACTTTTGGTTCAACCAGCTATGCTGTCATGGACTCAGGCTGGAAGAAGCAGTTTGACAAGTATAATGACAGATTCGTATGGGTTCCACTAAACGGCGATATCGCTGGTCTATGCGCTCGTACCGACTTTGATCGTGACCCATGGTTCTCTCCTGCTGGTCTAAATCGTGGTATCATCAAGAATGTTACAAAACTTTCTTGGAATCCAGCAAAAGCTGAAAGAGACATGCTATACAAGAATGCCATTAACCCTGTTGTAACATTCAAGGGTGAAGGAACTGTTCTATATGGTGATAAGACAATGCTTGCCAAGCCAAGCGCATTCGACCGTATCAACGTTCGTCGTCTATTCATCGTTCTAGAAAAGACAATTGCTAAGGCAGCAAAGTATTCTCTATTTGAGTTTAACGACGAGTTCACAAGAGCCCAGTTCGTTGCCCTAGTTGAACCTTTCCTACGTGAGGTTAAGGGTCGCCGTGGTATCTTTGATTTCAAGGTAGTTTGTGACGAAACAAACAATACACCAGAAATCATCGATAGTAACCAGTTTATCGGAGACATTTATGTTAAGCCAGCAAGAGCTATCAACTTCATTCAGTTGAACTTCGTTGCTGTTAGAACAGGTGTCGCTTTCTCCGAAATCGTCGGCAAATTCTAATAAATAGAGACAAAGGAGAAAACACAAATGTCATTTAATGTTCAACAATTCAGAGCAAGTCTAGTAAATGATGGCGCTAGAGCCAGTTTGTTCGATGTTGTTATGAACTTGCCTCCAGCAGTTGGTTTTGCTGCTATCGATCAGGAGATTGTTTTCAAGGCTAGAGCAACATCTCTACCAGGTGACAACATCAGTTCCGTTTCAGTGCCATATTTTGGTCGTGAAATTAAGGTTGCTGGTTCCAGAACATTCCCTGACTGGTCGTTCACTGTTATTAACGATGAGAACTTCCGCATCCGTAACAATCTAGAATTGTGGATGTCTGGTATCAATTCTCACGTTAACAACCTTCGTAATCCAGCCTTAGCTACATCGTTCCTATATACGGCCGATGCTACTGTTAGACAGTATGCTAAGACAGGTCAGATCATTAAGACTTACACCATGGTTGGTTGTTTCCCAATCGACGTTGGTGCTATTGATCTTGACTGGGCATCTGGTGACCAGATTGAGGAGTTCCCAGTAACATTCTCATATCAGTATTGGATTTCTGACACTACAGACGTTATTTAATGTGAAATAAATACCACTATGCCCGTGGGGTTCGCTCCACGGGCAAGTTTAAAGAAGGATTTTATTTGTGAAATTATTTGGTTTTCAGATCGGTGCTGATAAGATTGATCCTCGCTTAGAAGATCAACAAAGACAGAAAACATTTACCCTGCCCGATAACAACGATGGTGCGGTAACGGTTGCTGGCGCTGGTTACTATGGAACATATGTCGATCTTGATGGTACATTTAGAAATGAAACACAACTAATCACAAAGTATAGAGAGTTATCCATTCAACCTGAAATGGAATCTGCTATTGATGAAATCGTAAACGAGGCAATCGTAGTAGAAGATTCAGGTACCTCCGTAGAAATCAATCTAGATGATGTCAAACTTACCCCACAACTAAAGAAGCGCATTGAGGACGAGTTCAACTATATCCTCAAGTTGATGAACTTTGGTAATATGGGACATGATGTGTTTCGTCGTTGGTATATCGACGGAAGACTTTTTTATCATGTAGTTATTGACGAAGCATTACCTGCCGCTGGTATTCAAGAGATAAGATATATCGACCCACGCCGTATTCGTAAGATCCGTGAAATCCAAAAGATGCGTGATCCAAATACGGGCGTTGAACTAATCAAAAGACAAATCGAGTATTACCTCTATAACGAAAGAGGAATGATTGGCTCTGGTACAAATCTAGGTGCCAAGATTGCCGCCGATTCTGTCGTCAATGTCAATTCAGGTATCATGGATCCGAAGCAGACCATGGTGCTTTCATATCTACACAAAGCAATCAAGCCATTCAACAATCTAAGAATGGTCGAAGATGCTACCGTTATCTATCGTCTATCAAGAGCGCCAGAGCGCCGTGTATTCTATATCGACGTTGGTAACATGCCAACAGTCAAAGCGGAACAGTATGTCCGTGATATCATGGTCAAGTATCGCAACAAGCTAGTATACGATTCCAATACTGGTGAAATCAAGGATGACCGTAAACATCTATCAATGCTGGAAGATTTCTGGCTACCACGCCGTGAAGGTTCTAAGGGAACTGAAATCTCCACACTAGAGGGCGCACGCAATCTAGGTGAAATGGAAGATGTCAAGTATTTCCAAACAAAACTATACAAGGCTCTTGGTGTTCCTGTATCACGTATGGAACAAAGCACGGGCTTTTCACTAGGTCGCACCACAGAGATTACAAGAGACGAGCTAAAGTTCAATAAGTTCGTTACCAGACTTCGCAATAAGTTCTCCACACTATTTGATGAACTACTCCGTATTCAGTTGGTATTGAAAAAGGTTTGTACCGACGAAGAATGGAAAGAAATCAAAGAAGATATCTGGTATGACTATAAGAAAGATAATAACTTTGATGAACTGAAAGAAGCAGAACTTCTAAATGTTCGTTTAGATACACTAATCAAAGTCGATCCATTTGTTGGTAAGTATTATTCCATTATGTGGGTTCGTAAGAACATTCTTCAACAGTCCGAAGATGATATTGAAGAAATCAACGCACAAATGGAACAAGAGAATGCTATTCTGGCGCAGCAGCAACAACAGGCTATGGTTGACCAGCAAGCACAAGCGCAACAGGATATGCAAAATCAGATTGCTTTCAATGCCCAGCAACAGATTGCCCAGGCACAAGTTGATCAAGAAGTTGAGAAGATTACAGGACCAGATGAAGGACCAGGTAAAGCAGAACTTTCTGGTCGTGATCACGAATCCAAGATGATGGATAAGAAGATCAAGTTGGCACAGATTCAGTCAAAGAAATCAGCACCAGCTAAAAAATCTGTTGTCAAGGAAGCAAGAGAAATGGGACTAACATATGTTGGTTCTAACAGATATGCCAATTCAGAGGGAGAAGTTACACATCTCAATGAAAATGGCGAACTTGTTCCTATCAACTAAATAGTATAAAAGGATTTTCATTTGTCTCTCAAAAGCGTCAAAACACTAACTGCGGCTCAACTGGCAAAGAAGTGGGATATGTCTCTTGATGAAGTAAAGAGACTTATTGCTCAAGGTGCTGCCGTTGAGAAAGAGCATACAGATAGTCGTAAAGACGCTTTAGAGATTGCTAGGGACCATCTTTCAGAGAGACCAGATTATTATAAGAAACTAGCAAAGCTAGAAAAGACTAAGATTACAAAGGAAGGTATGTCCACCGAACCTGAAAGAGATAGTGAGACTATTGGAGATTATACAGGTTCATCCAGAAAAGTTATGAAGGTGGATGAAGTAAAGATTCCGCCTAAGATCAAGAAAGCTGCCGCAACGGGAATGACACTAGCTAACTTGGCGACACTAGGTCAAGTTGCTGGCGATGCTGCCGAAGGTCGTAAAGGATCCGATCCAAAGAGAGGATTAGTAGCAGCAACATCTACATTACCTGGGCCAGTTGGTTGGGGTGCTACAGGTCTAAACTATACCATCAAAGGTTATGATAAGGCAAGAGAGCATCTAAGGGCAAAGGTAAAGCAGATGAAGGAAGAACAGATTGACGAAATCTCCGCAGAACTAGTCGGCAAGGTTTCTAATGCTCGGTTCAGACAAGGTAAAGCGCCAAGCAAGACACTATCTCATGCTATCAATAAGAAGTTTATTGAAAGCGGCAAGAAAAAAGAAGATAAAAAAGAAATCAAAGAAGTTGCTATGGCAATGCCACCAGCAGTTCAGCCACCTGCCGTTGTTGGTCAGCAAGTTCCTGGTGTAAAAAGACAAGCACCTAGACCAACAGAAACATCAGGTAGAACAGGTGGAAGAATGGCAGGTCAAAGTGGATCAATGTCTGCTAGACCTAATGTCAAGGTAAGTTCTGGTGTTCAGCCTTCTATTGAGAGATCCTGGTCAAGAACAGGAACAAGTAGAATGGGCACAGGTGGTGGTAGCATGTCAGCATCACCAACAAAAGTAGGAACATCTTTCTCGCAAGGCGGCAGCAATGTTGGTCAGAAGATGGCCGCAGCAAAGCAAACAAGTCCTGTTGTAAAAGGTATGACAGCCGCTGGTAGAGACGCTGCCACTCTAGTATCAAAAGCAGCACCAGCCGCATCTCGCATCGCAGGAACCGCACTAAGAGTTGCAGGTGGTCCAGCAGCTACAGCCGCCGCCGCAGTTATGTCACCAACACCAGCAGGCGCAGGTGAGGACGAAAAGAAAAGACAAGATACATTAAAGAGTTATAATCCTTACAAGGCTCAAGGCCGTTCTGTTTCCGATTACGAAAAGCAAGCATTGACACCACAGAAATATGATACACCAAAAGCAACAACGCCTAAAGTTGACGCACCGACTCCACCAAGTCGTCCAGATTACTTTACAAGAGGACAAGCATTCCAGGCAGCCCGTTCTGAAACAGGCGGAGCTGGTGGTAAGTTCTCTTATGGTGGTAGCGAGTATCAAACAAATGTCAAGGGTGAGCCTTATGCACCTAAACCAAAACAAACAAGCGTTACAGACGTAAAAGAGGAAACTAAAATGGATACCAAAGAACTTATCAACGAAGCACTCGATGATATTCTAGATAACAATCTAGTAAATATGAAAGAGAACTTTCTTGCTGCCCTTCAGGAAAAGGCAATGGAACGTCTTGAAGAAAAGAAGAAAGAAATCGCTTCTAACTACTTTGCCCAGTAAGGATTAGATTATGAAGACCCTCAAGCAGCTAAGAGAAGAATATGATGCGGACTTTCTAACTCAGGTTCTACCTGAGGAATTGGTGCTTGAGGAAAATAAAAGCTATACATCCGCTCCAACACCGCCTTCTCCAAATAAAATGCCAGCAATGCTTTTATTCAGAAGGGTGTCGTATAGACTATTTCCAGGTAGAAACTTTGTTGCTCTTTATTATTCAAAGACTCTGGATAAATATCTTTCAATACCATTTGGTCCTGAAGGCAATTTAAATCTAAGCGAAGCTGTTATCTATGACACATTAGAGGATATAGAATTGAAAGAAGATTGGCAAGATGTAAATCGTAAAGATAAGACAGACGGTCTATCACAAAAGGCAGTCAATGCTTATCGTCGTGAAAATCCAGGCTCTAAACTCCAGACAGCCGTAACAGAAAAGAATCCAAAAGGCAAGAGAGCGGCCCGCCGTAAGTCGTTTTGTTCACGCATGGGTGGAATGAAAAAGAGATTGACTTCTGCTAAGACAGCAAACGATCCAGATTCAAATATCAATAAGGCACTTCGTCGTTGGAATTGCGAAGAAGATTTCAAGATGAAGTTACATGAACTTCGTATGCAACAGAATGAAGGCGTAAGAGATGTATTGGACGCAGGCGCAGAAGCAATTGTTCCATACTACAGCGCAGGTAAAAAGCTATACAAAGGCGATTATAAAGGCGCAGCAACCGACGCTGCCGTTGATACAGCTTTGTTAGCAACAGGTGCTGTAGCTGGTAAAGCACTCGCTGGCGGAGCAAGACTAGCAAGCAAAGGTCTTGGTAGACTAGCAAGTAAATTCGGTAAAGGCACATCTAAGACAGCACCAAAACCTAGAAAAGCGCCTGCTACAAAAGTACCTGTAAAATCAGGCATGCCAGATGTTAACATAAACCTTGGCGGAAGCAAATCTGGCGGTCCAGATATGTCTGATAATCCAAAAATCCAGTTTCGTCCAGTGGATATTAAGACAAAAAGTTCTTGGGAACAAAGATCATCGGGTGATCCTATTTACAAGTCAAGAATGAAAACCCAATCTTTGACACCTGTTAAAGAAAACAAAATGTCCGATCTTCGTCAAATGATTGATGAAGGTAGAGACACAATGGATATCGGTATTAATGGAAGATCAGTTACACTAAATACTGGTATGGCTAAAAGAATACTTGAAGTATATGACTCGGTCAATAGCAAAAACAAGAAGATTGTTGAGAACATGCTAAACGAAGACCTAGAGTCCTTCAAAAGACTATTAACATTTTCAATTAGGAACTAACGATGGCAAATATTTTATACAAGCAAGTTTTGGTTGACACCAATAGAAGAACACTAGTTAAGTGGGTTGGTGTTTCTGATGGTACCGTAGAAGCAAACACTGTATTACTAGACGTTGCGACACTAGCATATTCTATGAATGCTAACAATCAAATTCTAGGCACTGGCACAGATAGAAAGCCTCTTTATAGAACTGAAATCAATAGAATTTATGGACAGGGTGTGTTCAAGAATAAAGGACACATTTTCTTGAAGTGGCAAGGCGCAGGTTCAAGTGCTAATACACCATTCATCTCAATTGGTGACGGCCATTTTGATTATAGCTTTGAAACTAGTGGTCTATCAGCTTCTATTCCAGTCATCGATTCAGCCAATAGCACAGGCAATATTGTATTCTCTTCGGCAGGCAATTCAAATGGCGATGCGCTAACATTGTTCATTGACCTCAAGAAAGATGGACGTGATTATGATCAGGGTCAGACAAGAGATCCAGCAGCATTCAACAGAGCAGGTATTCCATAATGTCAGAGCATCTAGTAGAATCCATTCTAGACAAAAACTTTCTTATAGCAGAAAGTCTTCTCCAAGAAAAGCTAAACTCTATTATGGAAAAGAAGCTATACGAAAAGAAGCGTATGGTTGCTGCCGATATGAACGAAGCACTTGGTGGTCTATCTCCAGAAGAAATCGCATCAAGAAAGAAATCTGGTTATAGAAAAGCATCTGACGTTCTTGGCGATCCAAGAGAAGCGCCAGCAACACCAAAACGTAAGGCGCCACCTAAGACGGAAATTAAACCAAAAAACGTCAATTATGCTGGAGCAGGTAACACACCATCTGCAATGTATGGTAGATTGAAGCAGCATATTTCCAAAAAAGCTAAAGAGATTAAAGATCGTAAACCGTCAGCACCTGGTTCCGGCACACTAAAAGTTGCTAAAGGTGTTGGCAGAGGTCTCGGCAAAATAGCAAGATTTATTGCCAGCGATATTGCGGCATCTATCTAAGGAATTAAAGTTTTATAAATATATACAAAAGGTTAAGTTAAATGAAACTTATTAGAGAAGAAGTTCAAGACATTCGGTATCTGGTAGAATCAGATGGTAAAGGTGGTAAGAACCACTTTATCACTGGTATCTTTATGCAGGCTGAAAAGCAGAACAGAAATGGTCGTGTCTATCCTATGAATATTCTTTCAAAGGAAGCAGATAGATATAACCGTGAATATGTTTCAAAGAACAGAGCATTTGGTGAGCTAGGTCATCCAGAGAATCCTCAAATCAACCTAGATAGAGTTTCACATATGATTACAAAGTTGTATCCAGATGGAACCAACTTTATTGGTAAAGCAAAGATATTAGATACTCCTAACGGAAAGATAGTTAAGAGTCTACTAGACGGCGGTGCAAGTCTTGGCGTGTCCACAAGAGGCGTAGGGTCTCTAAGGGCAATGAACGGTTTTCAACAAGTTCAAGACGACTTTAAGTTAGCTACAGCGGCAGACATTGTGGCAGACCCTAGCGCACCAGACGCTTTTGTGCAAGGCATCATGGAAGGTAAAGAGTGGGTATTTGAGAATGATCAGTGGAAAGAAGTGCATAACGAAAGAGCAAAGAAACTAATTCGTGAAGCATCAAGACATGATGTTGAAGAAGTTGCCTTGAAGATTTTTGAAAACTATATTTCAAAACTTTGAAATTACTAAATAAGGAAAAGGAGTAATCTAATTATGGCATCACTAACAGAAGCAGCTAAGGCTGTTCTAGAAGGTAAGACACTGAATGAGGGTCTCTATCCTGAGGTTTCCCCAGGTAAGATTTCTAACCCAAATCCAGTTGATCCTTCTACAGCATCCACAGCTAACGCTAAGACACTACGTCCAGGCTCTAAGGCCGTTGAAGGCCGTCATCCAAATCCAGGCGCACCTGATCCAACAGGCAGCGCAGAGGATCTAGGTGGAGCTACACCAACATCCGTTGCAACAGATAATCTAGGTGCAAAGGCAGCTGGTGGTAAGAAAAGAGACACCTCTGTAAAGGGTTCTGGCACAAACGCAGAGCCAACAAAGAAACTAGCAGAGGACGAAGAAGTTGATGGAGAAGTATTCTCCGAAGAGGATAAAGTTTCTCTAGCCGAGCGTCTAAAGGCTCTAAAAGAAGCCCGCAAGATGAAGAAGGACGAAGAGGAAGACGAGGACGAGAAGCACGAAGGCAAGATGGAAAAGTGCGATGAGGAGCTAGAGCTTTCCGAAGAGCTAGAAGACTTCATCAACGAAGGCATCGAGGCTGGTCTGTCAGAAGAAGAAATTCTTGCTGCTATTGACGAAAACTTTGAGTTCATTTCCGAGGAAGAGGAAACAGTTTCAGAAGAAGTCGCAGAAGCTATGGAGACATATGAAGTTGATATGTCCGAGCATGTCAACGCACTTCTAGAAGGTGAGAATCTATCCGAAGAGTTCCACGCTAAGGCTACAACAATTTTCGAAGCCGCTGTAAAGGCCAAGCTAGAAGAAGAAGTTGCTCTACTAGAACAGGCTTATACCGAAACTCTAGAGGAGAGAGTCAACGAAATCATGGAAGAACTTGCTTCCAACGTTGACGACTATCTAAACTATGTTGTTGAACAGTGGATTGAAGAAAATGAAGTTGCTGTTGAGTCCGCTCTTCGTAGCGAGCTAACAGAAGATTTCATTTCTGGTCTTCGTGCCCTATTCGCAGAACATTATATCGACGTTCCAGAAGATTCAGTAAACGTTGTTGAGGAACTATCAGCAACAGTTGAGGAACTAGAAGCTAAACTAAATGAAGAAATTCAGCGCAATGTCGAACTAACCGGCGTTCTAGCTGAGGCCCGCAAGGCAGAGCTAATCGGTTCTGTTTGTGAAGGTCTAACAGACGTTCAGGCAGAGAAGCTATCTTCTCTACTAGAAAACGTTGCTTATACTTCCGATGAAGAGTTTATCGATAAAATCGAGACACTTAGGGAGAATTACTTCCCAGTTGCAGTCAAGAGCGACAACGTTCTAGACAAGGTTGAGTCATCAAACGATCCACAGGCCCTAACTGAAGGCACCCTAAATGGTCCAATGGCCAACTATGTAAAAGCACTCGGAAGAACTCTTCCAAGATAATTTAACTAGTTAAAATAGAAAGAAGGAAACTAAAATGTATCTATCAGAAAATCTTGAGAACAAGTGGTCCCCAGTTCTAGACCACAATGGTCTCAATCCAATTAAGGATTCTTATCGTCGTGCCGTTACTGCCATTATTCTTGAGAACCAGGAAAAGGCAATGGCAGAAGAGGCTCGCACTCTAAACGAAGCTGCTCCTACCAACTCTGGTGGTGGCCTAGGTTCTGGTACTGCAATTGGTTCTTACGATCCAATTCTTATCTCCCTAGTTCGTCGTGCGCTTCCTAACCTAATCGCTTATGACATCTGCGGCGTTCAGCCAATGTCTGGTCCAACAGGCCTTATCTTTGCTATGCGTTCACGTTATAAGCAGCAGCAGGCACAGGGTGCAGGTTCAACTGGTGAAGCACTATTCTTCGAAGCCAACACAGCATTCTCTGGTCAGAACGCCGCTGGTGGTCTTGCCAACACAACAAGTGGTGCAACAGGTAACACCAATCCAGTATTGGATCTACTTGATTCAGACGTATTCGGCGTTGGTCGTGGTATGTCTACATCACAGGCAGAAGCACTTGGTGACGGTACAGCTGGTAACGCATTTGCTGAAATGGCATTCAACATTGACAAGGTCACTGTTACTGCTCGCAGCCGTGCGCTAAAGGCAGAATACACCACCGAGCTTGCTCAGGATCTTAAGGCAGTTCACGGCCTTGATGCTGAAACAGAACTAGCAAACATTCTCTCCACAGAGATTCTTGCTGAAATCAATCGTGAGGTTATCCGCACAATTTATCGTTCTGCTACAATCGGTGCCCAGTATGGTGTTACAACCGCTGGTACATTCGATCTTGACACAGACTCAAACGGCCGTTGGTCAGTTGAGAAGTTCAAGGGCCTAATTTTCCACATCGAGCGTGAGTGTAATGCTCTTGCTAAGGCAACCCGTCGTGGTAAGGGTAACGTCCTAATCGTTTCTTCTGACATTGCTTCTGCTATGGCTATGGCTGGTGTTCTTTCTTATACACCTGCTCTATCTGCCGACCTAACCGTTGACGATACTGGCAATACCTTTGCTGGTACTCTACACGGCGGCCGCATCAAGGTTTACATCGATCCTTACTTCGGTGGTTCTGCTAATGGTGACGAACTTGTAACCGTTGGTTATAAAGGAACATCCCCATATGACGCTGGTCTATTCTACTGCCCATACGTTCCACTACAGATGGTTCGTGCTGTCGGTCAAGATAGCTTCCAGCCAAAGATTGGCTTCAAGACCCGTTACGGCATGGTTGCAAACCCATTTGCTACCGCAGCAGGTGACGGTGTTGTCGGCGATAGAAACACAGCTAACCAGGCTAACATCTATTACCGCATCTTCCGTGTTCGCAATCTTTCCTAAGAGTTAGATGCGATTAAACTAAGAGCGGGGCTTCGGCCCCGCTTTTTTTATGTCTACTAAATAATAGCGGAGGATCATCATGGCTTTAGAATCTTTTGCTTCCAATACACCAGAAAATATGAGCATACTACAGGCAACGAAGTTTACCTTTCTGTTTCCTGACATGCCTTATCTAAAATACTTCGCACAGACTATTTCATTGCCTGGTGTATCAACCAGTGAAGTTATGGTTCCTACACCATTCGTTAACACATACAGACATGGTGATAAGCTAAACTTTGAGGTATTCACAATCACAGCATTGATGGACGAAGATTTGAGATTGTGGGAAGAAACATATAAATGGCTCAAGGGTCTTACCTCACCAACAGATAAGAATGAGTATCTTCGTAAAACAATCAAATCTCCACCAGATAAACTCTATCTCGATGGATTCCTAACAATCAATACAAACTCAAATAGACCTAATATAAAAATCAAGTTCCGTAACTGTCATCCCACATCTTTGGGTGCTATCAACTTTGACACCAAGGTGGATGCGGATACTATTCCTGTTTGCGATATCACATTCCGTTACGATTACTATGAAATAGAAAGAGTTTGATTTTTCCTAGGTG